ATCGGTGATCGTGACCAGCGCGAACGCGGCCGGCTTCGTCGGCTTGCCGTCGAAGCGCCCTTTGCCACGGAACGCCATTTGGTCCTCGGTGAACTTCACGTGCTCACTGCGGTCAATCGTGATGTTCTCCCGTTCAACCAGCGTGTACTGCGAGAAGTCACCGAACAGCACTTGGTCGGCGTCCATGAACTGGCTGAACACGACGCGCAGGCCGAGCAAATCAGGTTGCCGCAGGTTCGGCAGCTTGCCGACCACGTTGCCGCTGGAATCGACCTGGATGCTGAACTCGGCCAGACGGTTGTAGTACGTCTGCCGGCGCATCACCGCAACGATTTCACCGACACTGTCATCGCCGGTGTCGATCAGGCCGATTTGCTTGACGAGGTTTTTCAGCAGGTTCGCATCCGCTTCGATGCTGACCTGATTGTCGGTCGGAATCGACGGAATGATGCCGGTCGGCTGTTTGTTCGCCGCACCGGTGCCTTTCAGGATCGCCTGGTCGAGCGCCTTTGCAATGGCCCGGGCAATCTTCCGCGTGACGTAGGCGTCCAGGTTGATGATGCTGTCTTGCAGCAGATAGTTGTCGACGAATGTGACTTTGCCGACCTTGAAACCGTCAAAGTCGATGTTTGTGATCGTACCGACATCACCGGTCGGCAGGGCGGCGGATTGCTCGATCCACGTTGCCGGCGTCGTGTCGGTGTCGATCAGGATGCGGGCCGTACCCTTCACCGGGATTCTTTCGACCAGCGGATAAAGCGTCGTGAAATCACCCATGATGTCCATGATGCGGTTGATCACGACATCCGGAATTGTCAGTTCGCCGCCGGCAACCGCCCGCAGGTTGCGGAATTTCTCGTAGAATTCGACGACTTCACTACGGCGGTAGTATTCGCCGGTTTTCAGCAGCTCGCGGACATGAAGTCTGTTCATTTCAGCACCTCTTTCGCTTTCGTTGGATTTGGAACGGACCGAATTGGCCGGTTCCTTCGCGTTGAGCTGCTCGAGCTCGGCCTCGAGCTCGGCGATTTCGCCCTGGAGCTTCGATTTCTTCTGCTCGAGCTCTCCCTTCTGCGCCTCGAGCTTCCCGACTTCCTCCTCCACGGCGGCCAGTTCCTCGTCGGTCTGGGCTTCCGTGGCGGCCGCTTCCAGCGCTTCACTGCGCTTCTGCAGCTCTTCCTCCTGGATCAGGAATTCAGCCAGCGCGTTCTTGCGCTGCTCAATCTTCTTGCTGATCAACAGTTGCCTGAGCAATGCTTCTCACCCTTTCGATGATTTTTTGTCGCCGCGCCTCAAGCAGGCGGGCGCGGTGCTCTTCGACTTGTTGCTTGCGGGCCTGCACCCCGGTGTCCTCGTAGGCCGGGAAGGTGACGACGCTGACCTCGTGCAGATCGACCTCGCGGATCGTCCATTTCACGGAGCCGTCTTCGCGCCACTCCGTGTCTTCGCGGACAATATTAAACCCGAACGAACACTGGTCCACGTCCCCGCGCTTTACGCGCTCGTAGAGATTCATGGCATCCGTGTCATTCGGGTTGATCTTGATCCGGCCCCACAACCCGTAGCTGTCTTCACGCAGCTCGAGCGTGCCGGACTTGTTCCGGCCGAGGACCAGCCGCGTCTCGTGGTTGATCAGCGCCCGGATGTCGTTGCTGAGCGTGTTGGAAAACGCCCCCGGTGCGATCTCCTCGTGCGCACCCGGCCAGAGCTCCGTCTCGCGGCCGAACACCGCGAAATAACCTTCGATGACCAGATCGCCGCCGTCACCCTCCGCGCGCGTCTTGAGCTCAGTCCGAAGACTCCGCGTCTGCCTCGTATCCCTCAACCGTCATCACCTCCCTGCTGGAGTTTGGATTGATCGCCGATCATGCCGCGCGGAATGTAGTTTTCGAGGATGACGAGCTCGTCGAGCCCTTCGCGCGGCGACAGGCCGACCCAATCGCGGACCTCGTTGCCGTCCATGAGCCCACGGACGAACATCTCCATGCCGATCCGGGACAGCTCACCGAGATCGTAGGCGTACAGGCTGCGAGCAGACAGGCGGAAATAGAGGTCCGGCGCGTACAGGATTTTGTTCGTGAGCTCCTGACCGATGATCGTGCCGATGGAAGCGACCCGGGTCCGGATGAAGTTATTGACTTCGTCCTTTTTGAACTCGCCCACGCCCACGAAAAACGGCGGCACGCCGAGCATGGCCGCCACCGTTCGCTTGTCGATCTGCACACTCTCATGGATCGCGATGTCTTGCAAGCTGAGAGGCTTCACCGTCTCAACCCGGATGATCCCCTCGGGCAGGATCCACGGTTTTCCACTCTGACCGTTTCCGATGTATCGCTCGATCAGCTTGTCTCGTTCTTCCTCGCTCGCAAACTGTGACGAGTCAGCATCGACCATGACGATAACGCTCGGCCGCCATTTGTCACCCATAAAAGCGTTCTTCGTCTTCGCCGCCTGCGCGAGGTTCGCCACAACATCCTTGAGGATCAAGCGGTATCCACGGCCGCGCCACGGTTCCTGCGGGTCCGGGTTGATCTTGAAATGCAGCACCTCGTCGTGGTTGTATGTGCGGCCGTTGATCATGACCTGATACCCGGTCACCAACCCAATCGCGTTCTGTTTCGGCGGCAGGATCGTCGCCATGTGCGGCGGAATTGGAATGAGCTCCTCGAGATAGCCATCTGAGCTGAACACCGGAAACACAAAGGCGTTTCCGTCACCTTCCAGCAGCATCGTGTGCACGATGTGATACAGCCACGCCTTGCGCGTCATGAGGCTGTATGGCTCGATGTCCACCTTCCGCGAGAGCTCGTTCTGCACCCGCTCATGCCCACCTTCGACGTTGCGCATGAGGTGGATCGTCATGTTCGACACCATGTCCGCAATCCGGTCGACAGCCATCCGCACCTCGGGGCACTCGGAAAGCCGAACATACCCGGTCGGGATCGTCAGATCCTCACCTTTGAGCCAGTACCCGAGCAGGTCACCGCCGGAGCTTCGCTTCTCGGTCGGCTGCCTCGCCCGCTGTTTTTGCCGCTTACTCACGTCGACGATTCACCACCTTTCAACCATTCGCCTTGCGCCTTCGCCTGGTCGGTGTCTTCCAGGTATCGCACACATGCAAAAACCGACGCGTCGAATAGGTCGATGCGTCGGTTCTCGCTGATTTTCTCGTATTGGATCAAGTCGTCGGTTTTCTCTATGCCGTGGACGTTCTGGACGCAGTATTCATAGGCGTCGGAATGCAGGTAGTAGAGCTTCCCGAGCTTCGCTTTCTGCTCGATCCGCCGGAATCCCATCGACTTGCGCCAGAAATACTGCGGCTCGTCGACCAGTTTGAATCCAGCTTTCTTCGCGTCCCGGAAAAACTCGGTCGAGAACTTCCGGTCGAAGCCGATTTGCTTGATGCGAAAGCCCTTCTGCTTCATCCCCTTAAACCATTTCACGATCTCGGCGTGGTTCGTAACGGCGCTATTCGTCATGGTCAGCCAGCCGTCATCCTGCCAGCCGAAGAGCGGGATGCCGTCTTCCTCGGCCTTCGCGGTCGCCGCGACGATTGGAAACCAAGCGTGCGTAATGATGATCGCCACATCCTGATATTCCCCATACAGCGCGGCCGCCGTGAGGTCGTGCAGCTTCGCCAGGTCGGCTCCACCGTACCAGTTAATCGGCAGTTTCGCGAGCTCTTCCAGCTTCCATTTGTACTGACGGTCGCTGGCCCGGAACTCGTGGATATCAAAATAGGCGTTCATCGCGGCCGTGTAGACGTTGAGCGACTTCGCCAGAAAATCCTTCCGCTGCTGCGGGTCGTTCTGAGCCTGCAGTGCGTCGTTCAGGATGTCTTCCGGCCGGATCGTCACGCCGTAGTTCGGGTTCGCTTTCTCATGCTGCACCGGGTCCGTGTAGTCGACGTTCCCCCTCTCATCCTCATCAGCCTTCGCGATAAACACGAAATACTGCTCGTCCCGGACGGTCTTGTCCAGAATCTTCTTGCAGTATTGCAAGCGCTGGTAACAAAACGACGACATGTCGTCGCCGGCCGTCGTGATGCCGATCATGAGCTTGTTCGTGTACGCCTTCATG